TGTTGCACAGTTCGCTAGACGCCACTGTATCTCTGTGGCTGTTGTAGTCTCAGTTGCCATATTGCTCAAGAATATCGGCAACGGTAACGTCTATGTTGCTGCGCTTTACGCCAATTTGATGCTTGCTCCTAAGCCGCAAGATGGCGTGAAGAGGGGCCAGTACTTGCTCCTCAGTGCTTACGCCACAAGAGACAAGGCTACTAAGTCACATCCCGTTTGTTCAGATGCTCGCAACCGTTTTCTTAACCTTGCGCTATGCTCTACGCCTGAGGGTCGCACTTTTGTTGGTGCTAGTAGAAGGACTTCTAACTTCGATCATCTCCCAGCAACGCTTCACAATCGGAGCTATGCTGTTTGGCACATACCTCCAAGATTCTCACATGGTAATCCTTTAATTTTTCAAGACCAGGATTATTATGAAGATATGACGGAGTGGATGATGTGCTGTCAAGACATGATCCTTTGGACCTTCTACCCGTACCAAGCAGCAGGGCGAACCGACGACTTGAGCTGGCACTTGGATGATGATGGTTATTACCAGGTGAAGGTGAAAGGCGGCGTCCACAAGCGCCATCTGATCTGGGACTACGGTGATGACACTATCACGGTTGCTCGCTATGGCATCAGGGTGTGCTACACTGTGCAACGATTCCGACCCGCGGGATCGCAATGGCTTATCATCACATTGACTTACCAGAGTTGGACGGTGTGTGATCAGGATGAATCCTTGAAGAGGTTGCGAATATACCACGGTGGCCTAGCCATCGTCGCAGATAGTGACCCAGATTATGTCTCTGTTGCTTTGGCTAACTCCACGCAACAGCAACGATGGACTCGTGCAATGATAGACAACGTCAGGCATGAGATGCTCCCGAGCAAAGTGTCCGCCTGGTCAATGCAGGTCAACTTGAACACAGAGTTGGAGGAATTAGCAGACAAGCAGCGTAAAGCTGTCTTGGAAGGTAAGGAATCTAAGGATGTGGCATACAAGGTTGTACGCCTTATGATCTGCACAGGGGCGGCCTTTGGCCCACTGCCACCTAAATTGTACGAGACACATCTGAGAGAGGTGGAGGCACGTGATCGCGTGTACTTCACAAATGGTGGACCTCGTACAGTTGACCTGAGTGGCGGAGCGACCAGTGTACCTCGTTGTGTGGAAGCAGACAAAGAAGAAGATTCGGACAGCGATGCTCTGTTTGAGTCTTACTTAGACAGCGACGAATGCTACTGTGCCGACGGATCTCTTGAAGGATGGCCTCTCGATGACGAGATTGATGAGCAGGTGCTGCAAGACCTGGCTCAAGCAGTAAGCGAGCACTGTTACCAGCAAGCCTCGCACATTGGACAAGCTGAACCTACTCCTGTGATTGCCAAGTCGCTGGAGGTTGCGCAAGTGTTCAGCATCAACCCGGCAGAAGTGGTTTCGCCGCCTACTTCTACTGACACGGTGGACGTCCAGGCCACCGAGGAGACACCCGATGGTGAAGCTGTAGCCAGTCCCGAAGGTGTCGAACCAATTCAACTGATGAAGGTAGGAGCCGGTGATCTACCAACGTCAGACGGTCTGCCAATTGAGCGAGATCCAGCTCAATTGCTCCGACGCTATGAAGAGTACAGTGTCGAGAATCTAGACCTGGTATTGGTGTCCTACAGCATCGACGGTGGCCCCGTCGGCTTTCGTGCTGGTCAACCACAAGTAGTTGCCAATAGCATCACAGTACCGCCGCAGTTTGCTGATCCGAGCGCTGCGGCGACACAGATCGCTGCTTATGAGACCAGAATAGCTGAGTGCTCTTGCAAGGCTAAGCTCAGGTCTGATCTGATGACATATAAGACGTTCACGGTTGCGGTGGAGTTCTTCGACCGCATTTATGATGAACTTTTTGCCAACAGACCATATGCGCCCTTGACACATGAGGAGGTTGAAGAGACCCGCATCCGAGCCGAACAGAAACGCAAGGATGAGGTGGACCACACCTGCCCGATGAATCTGTCGAAGGCGACTAAGTTGTTTGTGAAAAGGGAGACTTCGAACAAGGCTGAGATAGCCTGTCCGCGCGGCATTAACACCGCCGCGCTGGGCACAGGCTATTCCCAGGATATGTCTCGGTTCCTGCGTCCGATCGGTGATGCTATGAAGCGCCTACCATGGTATTGCCCTGGCAAAACTCCTAAGGAGATAGAAAATCGCGTTGCGTACGTGCTTTCCGAAGCCAAGAGGCTCAATCTGTGTGTTGCTGAGACGGACCATAGTCGTTTCGAAGCATGCCTGATGTTTTACCTAAAGTGGCTCATCCTCAATCTGTATCGTCGGGTGATGCGCGAACACTGGAAAGCTTTTAGCGATTCCTATGTTGGCACATTGACCGGCGATTGCCGCCTCTGCGACGATCACGTGAGCTATTTCTTTGCTCTGCAGAGTGGCATGCCGGACACATCCATTGTTGGTTCTTTAGCCAATGCGTGCCAAGGTTACGTGTACCAGAGGATTGAAATGCAACTTGATCCTGACGTTGCTTGGGCGCGCCTTGGGGTCCACAGTGGGGACGATGGCTTGCAGATTGGAGACCCGGGCGTACCCGTCACTACAGCATCCGAATTGGGCTTTGACCTGAAGCTCGATTGGGTGCATTACGGTGAAACGGTAAAGTTTCTTGGTCGAATCTACGGTCCTCCCACATGGGAGAATCAGCCGGACAGCATGTGTGATCTCCCTAGGACGTTGAGCAAGCTACATATCGTGGTGTCAGCGAACACACTGGAGCGTGCCAGGTCAGTCTACTTCCAGAAGCTCTACTGTCTGGATCTGACTGACAGGAACACCCCGATCCTCAGGGAAGTGCTAAAATTTCACCGAGACCGCGGTGAGTTGATCGCACCCGACATTAGTGTCGATAGTTTTGGCAAAGCAGGCCTTACTTACATGTCAGCGTGGGCGTATGTCACCAATTCGACCTTTACGAATAGTGATGACACCTGGATGACAGCGTGGATTGAGAGTAGAGGAATAGAGTGGACTCAACTCCTCAACGATTTCAGTACCTGGAAATCGTATCTCGACCACAGCTCGACGCGTTACATGTACCCAAGCTTGAAAGCACCTAAGACTATCAAAGCTGGCAAACTTGGAGCACGGGTTGGAGACGTCGCCCTTAGCGGGGCTGATGTCCAACTCAGCGACCAAGCGAGCATGGCTCAATTCCATTGTACGGACTTATTACCGTCACCGACCATGCCCTTCAAGACTTACGAGAAGGACTGGTTCATTCATCTCAAGCCTGGTTCGTTGAAGACTTTGATCAACGCCCACATTTTCTTCCAGGCCGCATCGGAGTGCAATGTCGACATGATTTTGTACACCGGTTGTTACGGCGAAACCTTCTTGCATCAGATGCTATTAGCACGGTTCCACTTTGTCCTGAGACCAGTCAGGGTAGTTTGCTTCGACTCCGACTCTGGGTTCAATATGGTTAACCTTGGTGTATCTGATTACTTCAACAAGGTGATTAACGGAGATATGTGTGTGAAGATGCCATGGCAGAAAGTGGTTCTCCGAAGGACCAGGTTTAGTGAGAAGACCTTCGAAGAGGAGCTTTTCACAAACAAGAATGGCCAGCCCCGGAAGATAGCATGGTTGGATGATATGTATAAGGCCGACACGCGTGACCCGAAGAAGTCGTTTAGGGCTCTGCACCAGCTCAAGGCTAAGATAGAGCTGCTGCAAAGCACAGGACTGCTCCCCTGTTTCTCTTTCAAGTTCCTTGATGTACATCCCGAGGATCAACCCACTTTCGATTGTTCGTACCTGCGGTACAACGTTCGGGATGAGGTTAAGAGAGAGAGGAGGGCGGTGTCCTTTGGCCCAACACGCTCTGAGCGATTCTTATCGGTTGCCAACTGCGAGGCTCTCTTGCAGGATATATATGGAATTCTGCTCATGATGACCAGAGACACGAAGTCGGAGATTCCGATAGCTCAAAGACGGGATCAAGTGCAACCCAAGAAGAGGAGGAAGGGTGAGGAGGACAGTTTCGCTGCGGCCCTTGAAACTGTCAGTTCTAAGCACAAACGCAACACAAAACCGCGTGTTGCGGGGCCGAAGCGTGGCGCGGAGCGTGCGCCTGATAAACGCTCCTCCCAGTGATGAGTGATCACAGTGCAGCGGTGCACAGGACCTAATCCATTATGTCCAAACAGACTCAGATTAAGAGCAATGCCAAAGATAAGGGTGTGAAAGCCCCATCTGCCAGACCTCTACCCAAGCGTCCTCAGAATCATTCTACGGATGTGCCACAGAAGACATTGAAGCAAGCGGCTAAATGGCTTGCTATGATGTGTGACCCTTACGGCGCTGAAATAGTTAGATCACCTGCTGGAACTTCACAGCTCGCATCCAAGGCCAAGATAGTCAAGAAATTCTCTTTGGCGCAAGCTCAGGCTGGCCCTAATGGGCAGTTTGGTTTTGTGGCCCGACCTTCCTTGATTGACCCGGTCTTGGTGTCTGCTGCGACTTCCCGGTTCCCATTAGTTGGAGAGATAGCGCTGCTCCTGGCGCAACCACTTGGAGTCATTGATAAAGATAGTAACAGTGTGCAAGGCGGTATGATAGCTTCTGCCTCGGGTTACACCGAGACGCCCATAATCAGCTCGACCCAGATTGCTGGTTATAATGCATACAACATTGCTACCATTGTTGCTAACGACATGACATACTCCATTGAGAATCAATCCTCTGTCCCCTTCTACATGCAAGTTAAGAGATATAACGCCGGCCCGACCTGGGGCAATATCGGTGGCGTTACGCTTGTTCCGCCAAAGAGCAATCGTATCGTCACTGCTAATACCACAGCAACGACCACAAATTACATCGCTTTTGTTCATGTAGACGCCTCAGGCGCGGAAATTCCTGCCGAACATCACATCAAGGTCTCAATCACGATGACGATGTCGTCTGCCTACATACCGCAAGCTGCTGGTGGTTATTCCCTCACTAGGCTTGTCAAAGACGACCTCATTGACGCTGCAAGCGTCACCAACGCGAGAGTGACGGCGATGTCCATGCTGGTATCCAACATGGCGCCTGCAACGCACGACGGAGGCCTTCTGGTCTCTGGTTGTGTGGAGCAGTCGCTATTGTACGAACAGCATAATGTTCAAGATTGTGTTGATGCAATCATGGCGCTTCCTGAGACGAACCGTTGGCAGAGATCCATCATCCATGACGGCGGCTACGCCTATTGGGTCCCTAACGATCTCCAATCATATGAACCACACCACCCCAGCAGTTATGATGTTGACGACAACTGCGTCTGCGCCTTCGGTTTCATGAGCGAAGGTGGTTCCATAGATGTCATTGTCACGTTCATCGTAGAATGGTACACCCCAGTTCAGCTTTTCGAACGCTCCCCAGGCCCTAGTTGGACGCCGCCATACGAAGTTGCATTCAGGACGCTACTGATGAGCCGTATGGCGTCGCACAATGAGGACCACGAGTCCATGATCAAGAACATTCAAGCTCGGGCTCAAAAAGCTTTGAAATGGGCTTGGGATAACCGTTACGCTTTGCACGAAATATTGATGGCTGTCCACGCTCTACTTTAGTCTTTTGTATATAGTTTTCTTCTTTGTGCACCGCTG